TAAAGAAAATATTCATAGTATAGGATATTTTGCTTTTTTCAGTAAACCAAAAGAACCAGTATCGTCATTAGTATCGTATGCAGAAAGCAAAGATACTCGTGTAGGCGTTTACAGGTTTTAAAGTAAAAATAGAGAGCAATCTAAAATGATCATAAAAACAATTGACGAAATGGAAAAAATTGTTTCCTCCAACAAAGAACTTTTCTGGGATGGCTGGACAGTTGTAAAGCGATACCCTTCAGATAAGGCAAAGACTTCAAAACAAGGAGTTTTAGTAAAGGGTGTTTGGCATATAGAGCAAAGGTTTGAGCCCACTTCCCAAGGTTGGGAAATTCCTGGAAAGCTTAATGTCAATGCATAAACATGAGTGGAAAGATTCTGGCTCATGCAATGATTATGACACAAATCTATTTTTTGAAAAATATGAAGAAAACTTATCTTTGCGTCCAGCTATTGATAAACTTTGCTCTGGCTGTCCAGTTTCCAAAGAATGTTTTGCTGTTGGAGTTTCTCAAAAAGAATGGGGCGTCTGGGGAGGGATCTTCTTGGAAAACGGAAAGATTTCTAGAGAGTTTTCTAGGCATAGGACCAAAGAGCAATGGGGTGAAACTTGGAAAAGTTTAACAATGGAGTAATTGTATGTGGATAGATAAAAATAAAGATATTTTTCTATTAAGGAATTTACCTTTTCAGCAAGCAATAGACTCTAATTTTGAAGCATACTCTCATGCAGTTTTTGGTGTGGTAGAAAGTAGTTTTAGCCATATTGATGTTTTTAAAGAAAACTCTTTTGATCTAGACATCTTATATGTTTACCCATTTGATAAAAATCAAAAGTTTATATTTAATCAGGAACAGTTTGACGTTGCTGTTGGAGATTGCTTTATTAGTTTAAACAAAATTGAGGAGCTGGAGTATTTGAAAACAATAAAGTTTTACTACTCAAGAGAAAAAGCAAAAATCGGGGATGGCTCAAAAAACTTTGAAGTTGAATGCTTAGTTAGAGATGCATACAAGCTTTCTGTATTTGCAGAAACCGAAGAAGAGGCTATAGAGTTGGCCAGGTTAGTGCCTGCAGCAAAATGGGAACATTCGATAATCGATACCCACTTAGAAGAAACTGCTATGATTAGAATAAGCAGATGGGGAAATATGTCAGCAAGGATAAAACAATAATGTATACAGATTCTATGAAAAATGCTTTTAGATCTTTGGCACACTTTGCACCAAAAGGCTTTGTAGTGCAAATAATTGATAATGATAATTTTATTACCGTCAAAGCAAGTGAAAAAGTTTTTATGTCTCTATCTCATGACGGCAAGCGTCAAGCAGTAGAGTATATGATAAGGGTTAAAAAAGCCTTTGAGGATAACGGAGCGATAGTCCTATTGGTTCGAGAAGGTGGTGCAGAATGATTTTGGATATCGTTGCACCTGGCGTATTACTATTGATAATTGTTATTTTATTAATAAATAATTTAGCTATTCGATCTAAAAATAGAAAGCTTTCCGTTGAAGTAGTTCAAGTAGCTTTAGATAAAGCAGTAATTTCTCAAAAACTAAAAGAAGAGTTAGACAAAAAAGATTCTGATTCAATAGAAAAAAGTGAGGGGTTTTTAAAATTTATATCTCAGTCAAGAGATTGGGCCTTTGACTACATAGAACAAGTACAAGCAGCTCTTATTGAATTTAAAAACAAGGTAGAGCCACAGATACTTTATGCAAAAACTTATGGCACAACTGTTGGCGAATCTACACACAGTATCATTATTGATAAGATATCTGATGCCTATGACGATCTTGTCAAGGTAATGCCAGAAGACAATTCTGAGGATATGCTAAAATAGATTATGATAGAAAAAGCTGAAATATTTAAGCTAACATCTATGAAGCCATCAAACCTAACGGATAGCTTTGAAATTGACCATAGCTTAATTCTTGCAAATAGCGACGGCTATACAAGTTATATTTCTTTAAATGAAAAAAATAAAAATCCAGAAGTTGTTTATAAATTAAATAAAGATGGCTTTAGAACAGAAAATTTTAAAAAATTAGACAATAAAACTTTTAACGTGCTAGCATCTGGATGCTCGTGTACGTATGGTCAGGGGGTACCTCAGCAGTATTCCTGGCCAGAGATCTTAGCTAAAAAGCTTCAAATGAAATTATCTAAACCAATAAAAATGCATAATCTTGGGGTGATGGGTGCGTCTATTTACTTAATAATTAAGAATGCAATGGCTTTTATTAGAGAGTATGGAGCTCCAGATGAAATTTATCTATTGCTTCCTCCAGATTCTAGAAAATTGGTTTATGTTGACGGAATTAAAAAATTTAAAAGCTTAGTTATGTCCCCAGATGGTTATAAAAAGATGATTCATGGGAATGATCCATCAACTAAAAGATTTTATGAATCATACTGTGAAGAAGACAGCTACTTACTTTCAATAACCCTAATTAGTTTTTTTGAGGATTTTTGTAGCTCTAATAATATCAGGCTCATCTGGACCTCTTATGCTCAGCCTGTTGACGAAGATTTATACGATAAAGTTGGATTTAAATTTTACAAAAAGTATACCATTGATGACTGTAGTGACTATCACAATCAAGACTGTATAGATAAAATGCCTAAAAATATAGAAGGCATGCCTCATTGGGAAATCGCAGCTGACGATGATCATCCTGGTGTTTGGTGGCATACAGACGTTGCTAAAATGTTCTATGATTTAAGGGAGCAATCATGAAAATAATTGTAAAAAAAATTAAAACTTTCTTTTATATTCTTAGAAATTATAAGAAATATAAAGAAATAAAAAAAATAAATGATTATTTATATTAAGGAGAAAAATGAAAATCGAACAACTAAAAAATATGCTAGCTTCTTACGGAAGAAGCGTTCTAGGTGCAGCAACTGCTCTATACCTAGCTGGCGTTACTGATCCCGCAGACCTAGCCTATTCACTGCTAGCTGCACTGATTCCAGTAGCTCTTAGAGCCCTGAATCCAAACGATGCAGCATTTGGGCTGCTTCCATCGGCAGAGGCCGTAGAGAAGGCTGCTAAGGCTGCTAAGCCCCTAAAGGCACCTGCTAAGAAGCCAGCAGCAAAAAAGGCAGTTGCTTCCATGAAACCAGCAAATAAAAAGAAATAGTGTTATAAGTATTGGGGCAGGTCGTTTTTGCGGCCTGCCCTGTATAATATAATATGAAAGAAAATAATATGAATAAAGACAATATTAAAAACTCATTTACGGTAAGCGCAGCAACTCAAGTCTTTTCTGGCACTTTTGATAATATATATAAAATAAGTAAAAGACCAAAACACCAACATATTTTTCATGTAAATAACATTTCTTTAAAAAATAAATCACCTAATAATAACGACAAGATAGAAATTTCTGAGCCAATCATTGCCCTAACAATAAAAAATGGACTTTGGGGATATTTTCATTTTATAAGAGATATTTTAGGAGAGATAGAAATAATTAAAAACAATTATCCCAAGGCTAAAATTAAAATTTTTCAGTTTTGCGAAGACGACGACTTTGACTGGTTTTTTTCAGTATTAGAAAAAAGACAAATTTTTAAAACATACGGAATTAGTGATGAAGATATTATTAATATTAATAGCTATTCAGAAATAGCAATAAAAAAACTTTTGTTTATATATAATGATCAAAATTATTTTGCCAGATCAATAGTGGAGGTTGATCATCCTTATGATTTTGATCTTGCATCTGATCAGGACACTTGGTCTATGGAGTATAAAGAATCAATTCAAAAAAGATTTTTAAAAAATCCAACTATTCACGGCAAAAGAAAAATTTTTATAAGTAGGTCACACGATGATAAAAGATTAAGGGCTGATTCCGAAACTCTTTATAAAGCTTTTCATGGTTATCCACTAAACTCAGAAGAGCTAGAACTGTTTGGTCAAATTCCAGCATCAAAATATGCAGAATATGCAGATAGGCCACCTACGCTTATTAATGAAAAAAAGATTGAAAAATTTTTTGAGCAGGCTGGATATGAAATAATAGATCCTGGAGAATCTTTTGAAACTATTCAAGAGCAGGCAGAACTTTACAATTCTGCAAGTCACATAGTTAGCCTGCCTGGTGCTGGCTTATCTAATTGCTGTTTTGCAAATCCAAACGTAAAAGTTTTAATTTTAAACAATACAGACTCCTATATTTTTCCACACCTAGAAATAGTCAAATCTCTAGGAATTTTTTGTGTTGAATCCCCCACAAGAGTAGTACTTGGTAGTAAAATGTATAGTCCAGAAGAAATCTTTGAATCAGTAAAAAGAGACTACCCAGAGTTTCTGGTATAATTAGCCAATGATAAACATTGTAATCCCCATGGCAGGAGAGGGCTCTAGATTTAAAGATGTTGGGGTAGATACTCCAAAGCCTTTGATTGAAATTGATGGAAAGACGTTGATCGAGCATTCAATCAGTACCCTGGGAATTGCTGGAAGGTTTATTTTTATAACAAAAAAATACTCTGACCCATTGGAAAATGAAAAGCTTAGTAAAATACTTGCTAAGCTTGCTCCAAACCATATAGAGATTTGCACAGACAAGCCACAATATGGGACTTCTTATTCGGCACTACTGGCAAAAGATTACATAAATAATGACGAAGAGCTTATACTAACTAATTGTGACCAGCATCTTGTTTGGGATCCTGAAAGTTTCTTAGAAAAATCCAGGGCAGACGGAATAGACGGTAGCATCCTAGTACACAATTCCTCTAGTCATAAACATAGCTATGCTATGGTTAAAGATGGTTTTGTTTTACACTTAGCAGAAAAAAATCCAGTTAGCAATAATGCTTTGGTAGGGGTCCATTATTGGAAGCACGGAAAAGATTTTGTAAAATCTGCAGAAGATTTGGTTAAAGAGTCTGCAAAAGATAACAAAGAGTCTTATGTTTCTTTAACTTATAACTATTTAATAAACAGTGGGAAAAAGATTATTGCCCATGCTATTCCAGCAAACTCATATATTTCTCTTGGAACCCCCAGAGATTTAGAGATTTACCAGGCAAAAATTAATGAGTATTATTTAGAAAAGCCAAGCACTATATTCTTAGACCTTGATGGAACAGTTTTAAAACATGCTCATCATTATGATGATTCTCAAAACGTTAGCTCAGAGCTATTGGATGGCGTATTAGATAGGGTAAACAAGTGGATTATTGCTGGACATAAAATAGTTATAACTACCGCCAGGCGTGAGGAAAATCGCCAGGTAGTGGAGTCGCAGCTTAAACAGCTTGGGCTTCACTGGGACTACATGGTAATGGACGTATCTAAAGGTAAAAGATTTTTAGTAAATGATAAATTACAAAGCTTAGATGATGATCGTGCAGTTGGAATTAGCGTGATTACTGATGCTGGTTTTAATTCAGTAGATTGGAATGCATACGGACTATGATTGTAAAAAAGGTTCAAGACTCTATTGGTGGATGGTACATTGGTAATTTTGAAAAAGCTGCTTATAAAACAAAAGCTTTTGAAGCTTCTTATAAGGTTCATACAAAGGGAGAAAAGTATGGCTGGCATTACCACCAACACCTAGATGAAATCAATCTTGTTGTTTCTGGAAGAATGAAAATACAGGGGCAAGAATTCGGTCCTGGAGATATCTTTATTCTTGAACCATATGACATCGCTGATCCAGAATTTCTTGAGGACTGTGAGATAATCTGTATAAAGGCACCCAACATAACTAATGACAAGATTGATGTAAAGCGATGAATGTAAAGGTTATATCTCATCGTGGAAATCTTTATGGTCCAGACAAGAAAAGTGAAAATACTCCTTCTCAAATTTTACTAGCTATTCAAAAAGGATTTGACGTAGAGATAGACTTTTGGGCAGAAGACAATAGGCTTTTCTTAGGGCATGACTATCCAGAGCATGAAATCCCCATTGGCTTTTTAAGAGACAACCATGAATATCTTTGGATACATTGCAAAAACTTAGAAGCTATAGATCTTTTAAAGCGGCTGCTGCCAAGCAGTAATTTTTTCTGGCACCAAGAAGATGACTTTACCCTAACCAGTCTTGGCTATATTTGGACATACCCAGGAAAAGAAACAACAGAACATTCTGTTATAGTAGATTTAACAGAACATCCAAAGCTAACCAACGACATGTTTGGAATTTGCACGGACTATCCAGAGAAAGCTTCCCAATGATTGATATAGAAAGGCTTAAAGAAATAGTAAAGCAATCTAAAGAAGAAGGGAAGATTGTTTTTTTAAGTAATGTTTTTCAAGAAACCCCTAACTGGGAAACATTTTATGATATTTTTAAAATAGCTTTAGGCCGTCAAGCTGCGGATCTTTCAGCTCCAAGCACACTTACTATAGATAATTCAGAAGGCTATACCGACAACTTTGACTCAATTGTCTCAACACTCGAAAACCTGCATCCTGGCGATAAGATAGCCGTTTTGTCAATTATACACTTTATGAACTCTCATAACAATGACGTCCCAGACGCTGCACAAGCCTTCTACAGGGATTTTATAGAGGCAAACCCCAATAAGCTACCCCCAGGATTTGACTATAGCCTGTTTCAGCCAACGATTCACTCTGATCCAGTTGACGGATTCTACATTCAGTGTGAGGGTCAGACAACCTGGAGAGCTTTTTATAAAGATAGGACTGAATCTTATTTAGTTAATCCTGGAGATCTTTTATATATCCCCAAGGGAATTGATCATAGCGTTGAGTCTATGAATGTTCGTGCAGCAATATCTGTATCTTTTTTTGATGAGGAGTAGCCATGGACCTAGTTTATATTTGCGGTCCTGGAGATAACGAAGAGCTTAGGTATTCTATTAGGTCTGCCGTTAAAAATTTAAAGTTTGATAACCTTTGGGTAGTTGGTGGAAAGCCAGGCTGGTATGCGGGAAATCATTTAGAAGTTATTCAAAACAAATCTAAATATGTAAATGCCAGGAATAATCTTAGAGCTATTTGCAATTCTCCAGAAATATCAAGCTCTTTTATTTTAATGAATGATGATTTTTATATTATAAGTAAAGTTGATAATGTGCCTTACATGCACGGAGGATCATTATTTAAAAAAATATCTAGATATCAAGAATTAACTGGAGACACAAGATATGTTTTAATGCTAAAGAAAACTTTCGCCAACCTGTCTCGCAGATTTGGCAATGATGTTTTAGACTATGAATTGCACGTCCCAATGGTTATGGAAAAAGAAAAACTTTTAAAAATAATAGACGTTCCAGATTTATGGAGATCAAGATACGGAAATGTTTTTAATGTTGGTGGAATAGAAATGGATGATGTTAAGTTATATTCTTCTGGTGTTTTTGCAAAAAAAATAAGTGAAGTAGACATATTAAAGTATGACTATCTATCTAGCAATGACGACTCTTTTGAAGAAATGAAACAAACAATTTTAGATGTTTACTTTACAAACAAAACAGTCTATGAGCTTTAACGATTTACTCTAGAAGCTCTAGCTACAGCTTTTTGCCTTATAGAGTTATTTACTGGCTTTTTTATTTGACTAATAAATTTTGAAAATTGTTCTAGCTCTTTTTCTTGTCTAGAGTAAAGCCATTCTGCTCTAGCTCTTGCATTTAAGCTATAAGAGTCATAATTATTTTCTATTAGATCTATTCCATTTGCTGTTTCTACTACGTTTAATGGACTTACTAGGACTGCTGCATCCCCAATTCCCTCTCTTACATGTGGGGTGTCTACGTGAACGGTAGGAATTCCATATCCCGCAGCCTCAATAGCCGACATCCCATAGGTTTCATACATAGATGGAACTAAAAGAATTCTTGTTTGTTCAAAATATTTATAAACATCTTTAGGGTCTACTCTTGGATGTAGTTCTACATTTGGTAACTTGGATGCACGTTCTTCAAGGTTCGAAATACCATGAGTTGGCTCAGCTGGAGATCTAACAATAATAAATCTTTTATTAGGATACAGTTTGGCAAGCTCAAGCACAACCTCTACCCCCTTGTTTAGCAGTGAAGACAAAACTGTATACGCATCCCCAGTTGGTCCTGTTTTTTCTGGAAGTGGGCTAATCGGAGGATGAACTACCATTGCGTTTGGCTCTCCCCATTGCCTTGCAGAGGTTTCAGTATTGTATACTGCATAATCAGCATAAACCACTCCTTCTCGAATTCCTCTTCCATATTTTGGCGGGGTATGAACACTTACTATTGATACCGCCCCCATAGCATTGGCTGCTAAAACTGCTGGAAGAGAAAGTTCATTTTGGGCAATTATAACATTGGCATTAAGATCTTTAAGCTGCTCTGCAATTGGAGATGGATTTGCATTTATATTAAGAACATCTGGAGTATTTATTTGAGTAACACGTATTCCATCAATGTAATATTCAGCTTGAGTATTTGTTAAGACGACCCTTTCGCCTTTAATAGCAGTCATTGATCTATGAAGAGATACTTCTCCGCCCATATTCCAAAGCGGTGGATAGCCATGTGATAATGCAACTGTTGTCATTTTTAATTTCTATACCTTTCGTGTTTTGTATTTACCCAAACCTGATCCTGAATACTCCAACCCCATTGATAACTAACATCTACCAAAGAAAATCCAAGGTCTTGCATTATAGTCATAACCTCTAAGTTGTTTGACGGCTCTCCCCAAGCAGCCCTTTCTGGAGTTTCAGTTTCAATGTGAGCAACCAGCACGTCTTTCATCAAGTCGCCCATCCCCATAATAGTTGGAACAGAGTGTCCCTCAACATCTATTTTTAAAACATCGGTTATTCCTGGTTCAATTATAGCATCTAGCCTAGTAACGTCGACATTAACAATTGTGCTTTCTGCTTGATACGCTTTTGATCTTATTAACTCAAGCGAAGATGATCCCAAAAAATCTGCATCTTTCATTTTAACAAATTTAGATTTTCCAATAAAGTTAGAAACAGCTATTGGGAAAACTATAAAATTTGGATATTTCTTTTTAATTTTATTAGCTGCAGCTTTTCTTGCCTCTATACAAATAACAGCACAATTAGCCTGATTCCCTAATTTTGATAAAATCCATTGAGCATCATCGCCATCACGAGATCCTGCATCAATAATTCTAAGAGCATTTCCACCAAAATATTTTTGGTGTGCTTCAATAATTGGCTGAAGCCAAATCTCATTATCCATTTATGTGGGATTCTGTTCGACTTGGCTGTTAATTAAAAGAGTTGTGCTAATGCCTGGCGTTCTTTGCATATAAAGCAAACTAATTCCTTGGTCATCCATCCAGGACAGACTAGGAATTCTAAGCTGGTAAGCTAGATCACGGTCAACCCAGTCAAAACTAGCAACGTAAACATCTGGATTATTATAAACTATTTGCTCATCTTGTTTTTCTGGTCCATGCCAAAGGATAACCTCATCTGCCAATCCAGTAGCAATAACGTCATCTACACGCTCTTGCTGTGTCCTTGCAGGGACACGCTTGTACTCTGACATAAACTTATCAGTGTTAACCGCCACTATAAGGTGGCCATCTGGGCCAGCCAATTTGCGAGCCAAAGTAAGAGCGTTTATGTGACCAGCATGAAGTAGGTCAAAACCGCCTGGGTAAAGCAGCTTCACTGTTCCCCCCAGCGACTAGCAAACAGGGCACCATCACGTGGAATGTCGTCAGCAAACATTGTTGTTCCCCAGTTTTCGTAGTCAGTTGTACGAACGTGGATAGGCTCAACTTCCGTGGCCTTGAGTCGTAGTCCAGCTTGCTTTGCACGGTGATATAGATCATCGTCACCATGCCACCAAACAAACTGCTCATCCAGACGTATAGTTCCAGCACGAAGACCGAAGCAAGCCCCAGAAAACGGACTGTGAACATATGGGCCGTAATTTTTAGACCAAATAAGATCGTTGTCCTCTAGCTCATCTAGAAGTTCGTTGATCATTTCAACCGACATTCCAAGGTCGTCGTTTAGTACCAGAACTGGTGCATTTGGCATTGTCTTTGTAACATAATCAATACCAAGATTCCACCAATATGTAATTGACATTTTGTCCCAGCCATCAAGCTCTATTGCTCCTGGTACTGGCTTTGCATTCTCCCATGTTCGGACAATGACTGGTGTGATACCAGCCTCAAGAAGAATATCAATCAACGGCCAAAGAGTTTTTCTTTCAGTACGAGTTGGGATAACTGCAAAAGTCATTTTTGAAGTGCCTGTTTTGCAATTTGAAGACCATCCCCATCACGCCAAGTTTCAAATGCAATTCTGTCCAGCTCACGCTTGTCTTTGTCGTTAGCCTCTTGGTAGGTCTCATCATCTGGGGCTGCCTTATTCCAGCGGTGGAGGTGACTTAGTTTTACATCTGGTAGATAAATAAACTCTGTAAGCTTTCCAAGCTCTCTCCAGGCATTGTCAAGGAATAGATGTCTACTTGTTGGTAATCCTAGCCATCCTAAGCGATGATACATCTCCATCGGAACGACAACGTGTGTTGGAAGGTCCTGACCATGCAAGTGCTCTAGTCCATCGCTACCGTATACCACCCCAAGTTCAGGCAAAGCTTTTACCATTGTCTCATCCCAGCCAATTGTTTCTGGAAGAACGTCATCTCCAAGAATTGCAACGTGAGTAAAGTTTTCTTTAGATGCTATCTCTGCCAATTCATTTAAAGATGCTGTAAAGAATATCCTTGGGCCAGTAACGTACCTAACCTTTTCTAAGGCTGGATAAACGTGGTCATCATCTTCATCAATTCTTGCAAGGATTTCGTAATCTAGTTTACAAGTTTCTTTTACGGCTTTTGCCAATCTTTCTAGATTGTGAGGTCTACCACGTGTGGGAACTGTAATTGCTAATTTAAAATTACTCATAGCTTAATCGCCTTGGCAAATACAACTCTAGATGCCATCTTAGAGGCGGCAATAATTGCAATAGGAGCAGCAACACTCAGGACAGTTCCTGCCCACATTCGTGGTTCAAGGTAGTTCCATTCCCAAAAATCAAAAGTGTGAAAAGCGTTAGCAAGAACAGCAATACCACCAAACATAATCATTCCAACAATAGCTCCAAAAGTTTTTTCTGGTTGTCCAGACTCATTCATTCTAGATGCAAGAACAAGATAGGCAACCAAGAACAGCAGGTACATAAGCTCGATAAAGAAGAAGAACAGCCCTGCCATCCAAGCTTGAGATAGTCCAACAAATTGTGCTACAGCTGTAATTCCATTAAACGAAACAATTGCGGAAGAAATAAAAGCAAAGCCAATACCAATAAGCCAAGACCAAAGGATGAGCTTTTGATCAACCTGAATTCTTGGGGCACGTTTTGATTCCTGAAGCTCATATCTTTGACGCTTAGTATCTTCTACACGTCTAACAGTGGCTTCTACTCCATTTGTATAATTTGCTCTCTCAGCAAGTAGTTTTTGTCTATCTCTAAATGACCTTGGATTACTCATAATGATTACATTATACCACTAAAAAGAGCTTTGTCCAACTTATGATATAATATATTTACCTGCCCAACAGGGGGGTATTTTAACTCGCTTAATACAAGGAGATGATATATATGGTTATTACAACACCATTTGGAGGACTTGGTCTAGATATTGACAAGTTCTTTAGCACAACACCAGCAACAAACACCTACCCACCATACAACGTTGTTAGGATTAATGACGACAAGATCGTAATGGAGTTTGCGGTAGCTGGATTCAAAAAGGATGAGATCAGCATTACTGCTGAAAAAAATGTCCTATCTATAAACGCAGAAAAGCCAGACGCTGACGACAAGAAATACCTACATAAAGGTATTGCTGCTCGTAGGTTTACTCGCTCATTCTCGCTACCAGAATACTATGAGGTAGATTCCGCTGGATTTGAGGACGGTATTCTGTATGTTTATTTGGTAAGGAACATCCCAGAAGAGAAAAAGCCAAAATCAATTCGCATTCGTTAAAAACGATGATATCCTATTGGTAGCTTAAGGTTTCCGAAAGGCCGCTACCTTAGGAGACAACCTGGGCATGTTGATAAAAGGCCTATTTAATTATACCCAAGAAACTTTTTTTCAAATACATAAGGAACTTTGGGTTGATAATATTCGTTTGGATTTAAAAGGTTTTGTCTAGCACTTCTCTCTTGAAAAGTCATTTGATTAAAAAATGAAACAAAAGTAATTCTAGTACCACTTATAACTGGATGAACCTTGTGTTCTAAATTATATGCAGAGGGAAATAAGAAAAGCTGGTTTGCTTTAGGTTTAATTTTAACTCCAAAATGAATAAAGTCTAGCTCTCCGCCTTCATAGCTGTCTGTTGGGTAATACACCATAGATGTTGTTCTGGGGGTTGCAAAAGAATCATCTGAGTGCATCCCAAAAAATTCACCAGGACCTTCAAATTTTGTAATTCTCATAGACTCAATGCTGTGAGGCTCAAGGTTCCAGTGTGCTAGGTATGAATCTACTACCTCTTCAAATGCATTGGATATTTCTGGATGGTGTTGTATCCAGCATGTTTTGCTTTTTTTGCCATGATCTTGATCTAAATAATCTTCTCTTATCCACTTTACATCATCTTCAGGAGATGCCTCTGTTTCCCAAAAATTATCAGAGTCAATCTTATTTATAAAATCCATTGACTCAGGCCAAACATTATCATAAATGTGTACGCCTGGAATTGGAGAAGTAAACTTAAACTTATTACCTTTTTTACTTGTTGTGACACTATTTTTGTGGTCTTCTAGCTTTGTGTGATGCATAAGCTCCTCTTTATAAACAATTATAGCATAACCTGATATAATAATACTATGCCATATAGTGTTGGAGAAAAAGGATCATACGGTTGCTCAGGCTACCCTGCAGTTAAGGATGACGATGGTCAGGTTATGGGTTGTCATGACACAGCTGAAGAAGCTGGGGCACAGATTGCAGCCATTGAAGCTAACGAAAAAGGTATAGGCATTAAAAATCCAGAGGAGTGGCCAGGAACTGCTATAAAGGCAGCGACAGATAAAGATGGTATGGGATCTGCTATTGGACAACCAGAACCAGCATCTAAAAAACCTTCTGCATTAAAGAAACCAAAGAAAAAGCCTAAGACAAGTGTAGGCGGCGCTGGAGGAGACCCAACTGGTGCCATCGCAACTACAAATGGCGGTTCGTCCATGGGAACTAAAGCTGATGAAAAACAATCTCCATGCTGGGATGGCTATGTCCAGCGTGGAATGAAGCCAGGAGAAAATGGCAGAATGGTTCCTAACTGTGTTCCAGTAGCCAAGTCAGATTCAATCTGGCACAATTTCGGAAAAGATTATACATCTTCTACAACACTAAAATGGTAAGTAATGAATGAAAAAATCTTTATCAATATTGCTTCTTATAGAGATCCCAGCTTAATAATTACAATTAAGTCTGCCTTGCTTCATGCTGCTCATCCAGAAAATTTAGTTTTTGGAATTGGACTACAATATTACGATGATGAAATTCCAGATTTAAGCTTTATAAAAAATGAAATAAGAACTTTATTCTATCATCCAGATACCAGACCAGGCGTGGTCAAAGTAAGATATGAAATTTCTGAGCTTATCGCTGATGAAAAGTATTTTTTAATGATTGACTCTCATACACTTTTTTATCCAAATTGGGATGAAAGCGCTATTCGTAATTTGACTGCAGCAGAAAAAGAGTCGGGCCACGATAAAGTAATAGTTTCTGGTAATAACCTTCACGCTAGTGGGAAATTATTTTATTCATACATTTATAAAATAGAGGACGGCCTTGATGATTATCCTATTTTAAATTTAATTCCTAAATATTATAAAAAAGAAAAAGAGATCTTTCAACACTATCACTTAGATTGCTCAAGCTTATTTACTTATTCAAATTTTTTAACCGATGTTGGCCTGGATAGTCATTCAGACTTTTTACTTGAAGAGCCTTACCTTTCCTGGAAAGCCCACATTTCTGGGTGGGATGTTTACGTTCCAGAATCCTTGTATCTTTATCAGAGTCCATTTTCCTATTTTAATATTGTCTGGAATAATGATATAGAGTCTAAATCCTATATGAGAAAAGAAACTTCTCCATCAGACAAGGATAGGGTTGACATGTTTTCTGCAATGATTTTTAATAAATCACAAACCTATTCTGCAAAAAATCAAAGAAGGTCGGAAGATTCTTTTTGGGAGTTAGTCGGACAAAAAAACTCCTTTAATAAATTAAAAAAGTCTAAAAAATTTGCTCAACAGCTAAAAAACCACAATATTTTTAATAAGGCTAGTCTAATAAAATGAATGAAAAAATATTTATAAACATAGCATCTTTTCGTGATCCAACTTTAGGTGTTACTGTAGAATCTGCTTTAGTTAATGCAAGAAATCCAGAAAACCTTGTTTTTGGAATTGGTGCTCAATATTATGATGGAGAAATGCCATCAATTCATGTGGACCCATCTCAGCTTAAAATTATCAATTATCATCCAGATACTAGGCCAGGAGTGGTAAAAATTAGGTATGAAATTTCAAAAATGCTAACTGATGAAAAATATTTTTTAATGATTGACTCTCATGTTTTGTTTAAAAAAGACTGGGACGTTAATGCAAAAAAATATCTTAGAAAGTTTTCAAAATTATCTGGACATGACAGGGTTTTATTTGGAGGAAAAGCCATCGATCCATTAAAAACGTCAACCTCAAGCCTTGAGTTTAAGATTTTTAAAAATGATGCTATGGATAAAGATAATAAAGGAATAGTAAAAAATGAAATAATTTTGATCGCAGAAAACACAACTTATTCAATAGATTCTGATTTTACCCTTAATCACCATGTTAGTTGTAGCAATTTTTTTACTTATTCAAAATATATTGAAGATGTTGGGCTAGATTCAAAGTCAGAGTTTTTGTATGAAGAGCCGTATCTTTCTTGGAAAACATATGTTTCTGGATGGGATAATTATGTGCTTCACAAACCAATCATTTACCAAAATCACGAGGCTTATTTCAATATTGTTTGGCAAGGCAATTATGACAATAGAACGTATTACCGAAAAGAGTTAGAAGCTTCTGATTTTGATAAGGCAGATATAGCTTCTGCAATGATATTCAATAAATCTAAAAATTTTTCTGTAAAAAATGAAAGAAGATCTCCAGAGTCTTTTTGGGAACTTATCGGAAAAAAAGAAATGTTTGAAGATTTAAAAAACTCAAAAGAATTTAAAGAAATTCTATCATCTTTTAATCTATTTAATCTTGACTAAATATTTGGCAATGACTCAAATATTATTTTAGGAGATTCTTGAATCTGTGATTTTAGGTTAGTAGGATAGGTGCATATGTTTTTTACATCCCATCTTAGGGAATACCTTTTTAGATCCACGTCTTGCATAATGTATTGGTCTATAGGACTTATAACTGGCTCTTTTACTAATTCTATTAGCTTTTCTGCCGCAGGCTTAGTAATTACGTAACAAAGGGCAGACGCAATTTGATGTGATCTTGCTATATACCCTTTTCCACAATCTAATCTATATTTTTTAAATTCTGGTAGCTTTAAGAATTCTGGGGTGTGTACAAAAAATACCTCCCAATCCTCTGGTAATTCTTTTTTATAAAAATTAAACTTATCAATAAAGTCATCATCAAGAATAATGTCGTCTTCCATGATAATTAAATAATCATAGTTGCTTTTTACAAAGTTTTCCCATGCTAGATAGGTGCTTCCCCAAATACCAAGCTCACCTATTTTCCAGCCGCTATTATAAAATCCGTTCTTGTTTATGGCAATTTCTTTATTATTAAAAAATTCTCCAACCTCTAGATTATCTTTTAGCACAACTGTCGGAGTATGTAGCTTTGAAAAGTTTTGCAGCATGATATTATGACTTTTAGAATAAAGATCATCTCTATTGCTGCCTGGTATATGGAATATAGTAAAAGCTATATTATCTTTTGTCATTAATAAATTATAGCATGTTAATAGTTAAACTAAAAACGCTTAACAGTAATAATGTATCTAACGCTATCAATAAAACCAGCTCTTACAGCAGTCTTTAACATCTTATGAGAAGATGATCCATACTTGGGCAAATCTGAAAAGTAAACTATATATTGAGTTTCTGGATATCTAGATTTTATTAGTGCAGCGTTGGCAATAGCCTTTTTAACATTGTCGGTTCTTTTAGCCCCTGGCCTTTTCCCTTCGCCCTGTAGCCCACCCTTGGCCTCAACATAAACTTGTGTACCACGAAAGTCATAAGCAAAATCAACTTCGCAACCAACATCTTTGACGGTCACGTTTTTTTGTATATCTTCTTGTCCAAACCTACCAAGGTCTTCAAGAACCTGTGATTCAAAAAGATCTCCAGAGTGCTTAGACTCTGCTTGAAAATTAGTAATAGTCATGACACTATGGTATCAGAATTTGCAGGGTATGTCAAGCTAATTATAGGACAATAGCAATACTCTTTATATTTAATAATTTCAAAGTATAGCTCTATTCCTATGTCATGCACCTTGCCACAATTACATTTATAGATCACCCCCAATTTTACCAATGCTTTATGAATCTGCTATACTTTAGGCATGGACCTAGAAAAAGAGATTGACGCTATCCTATTTGAACTGATAAGAGATATTAAGCTATATAAGATTGATAGTGATAATACTGTTATGGATGTTGAGTATCAAAAGTATACTGCTAAAGTTTTGAGGGTATTCATGAATTACTTAGCAGAAGAATAACCCTTGACTTTGTCTTACGTTTCCTGTATAATTTAGCTATGGAATATTGGTCATGGATACTTGCCGTAATTGGCGTAGCTGGAATTTATTTTGTAGGAAAGAAAACTCTTTGGGGCTGGTTTGTCCTTTTATTCAATGAGGCTGTTTGGATTATTTATGCTATCATTACAGAGCAATACGGATTTATTGTTTCAGCGTTCGCTTATGGAGCGGTATACATCAAGTCTTATCTGCATTGGAGAGAAGATGCTAAGGCTTAATAATAGAAGGAGCAACTAATGGCTAAAATGGCAGGATTACACGCAGAGGGCTTGACAGACGCTGATCTAGCTGAGGCAGAAGCAGTAGAAATTTTAGAGTCTGTGCTGATAGATTAACGAATCTTATGAATTACAACTATTATAATATTCCTGATGAATACGAAGAAGGAAGCTTCTTGCACGGAATGTCCATGGGGCGAGACTATGGCTATGATAAAGGTATTTTTGAAGGCAAAAAAGAAATAACTGATTTGATCCTGGGGTTCTTGCAAAACGAAATGACTGACACCATTGATAAAAACGACTCTATAAAACAATTTTTAGTTAAGATGGATAAATTTGTGCATACAAATCTTATGCCTAACCTAGAGCCAAACCTCATAAACAATTTTATAGAAGAAAAAGACAGGATTAGGCTTATAGAAATTATAAACGAATCAGAGTCTGCTGGCCTGCTAAAAAAATCCCCCCATGAAATGGTTCACTCAAATGACGGCAGAATAATGCTTTGGGATTCAGAAAATCTAGAGTTTTGGAATATTGTAAAAAAATATTTAAATCAGGTTTCTAGCAATTACAAAGAAAAATTGTATCCGCATAACATCGCAATGATGAAGTATTATCCTGGCACAGGCCTGGCTTTACATACAGATAATGATGGGATTTGCAGGAAAACCTGTAGCGTGACTTCCGTTATATATCTAAATGATGATTATGAAGGCGGCGGGGTGAGCTTTCCAATAATAAATAAAGACTACAGTATGACTGCTGGCTCTATAATGCACTTTCCTCAAAAAGGTCTCCAAGCATATCATTCTGTTGGAGACCTGTTATCTGGCAACAGATATATAATTCTAACCTGCTATACAGATAATCAGTCTATCGTAAATCAATTTTATAAAGATTTTTACAACGATTAAGGTAATGGGAGATTTTAGATGAAAAAAGAAATTGAAGATATGAAGCTAATAACATACCCCAGATCTGGGCAAAATCTGTTTAGAATGCTTCTTGGCCAACAGGGGCATGCAATAAGTTCTTCCCACAATACAGCGGATTTTTTAGATAAAAAACAAACTATAACAATAATAAGAAATCCAGTAGAATCTGTAGCATCTGCTATGGCTATGGTAGATTTTTATAAAAAAGAAAACGGATATGGAATAATCACTCATATGTTAAAAAAGTATGAGGAAACTTATCTCTGGCTGCTAGATAATGCAACCTATATTATTTCTTATGAAGATTTAATAGGCAGCCCTCAGGATACAGTAGAAAAATTCTTAGATCATTTTTCTTTAAAAAAATCAAGTGTTGAGTATCAACTGAACCTTTCTAAAGATGATGCAAAAGAAGGATATTTGGTAAGTTCTAAAAATCTTAACTCATACCCAGAAGCCTTAGAATATACTAAAACAGCACTCTTCATAGAAGATGCAAAAGAAATATATCAAAGGCTGTTATTTTCAAAATGGGTGGATGGAAATTGAAAAAACTATTAGTGGCTATCGTTTCTTCAATCCTTGTACTTCAACCAATCCAATCTTTGGCAATTGAAGGTGGAGAAGAGGCAAAGAATCATCCAAGGATTGTTTCAATCGTACTTTTTAACGGAAAAAACATGTATTGGGCATGCTCAGGATTTCTTTTCGCTCCCAGAATTGTCATTTCTGCAGGGCATTGTCAATTCAGGCCATTTAGAGATAATGAAAAGTGGCCAGACACCCAGGTCTTTATCGGCTATCCAGGAAAGATTCTTAGCACCCACCGAACTGAAATCGTGCAAGCTCAAAAGGTGTTCAGCTACAAGAGTTACAACCAGATTAGAAACCTTACAGCCTATAACAATAAGGATTTCATGATTGTGGTGACCAAAGAGCCTGTTGCAAAAGTTTCCTGGGCTACTGCGGCTACCGAAGCCACATTCAAGAACTTAATCCAAGAGAAGGCGTTTGTGACCATGGGGGGATACGGATTCTCATCGGAGAAAGAGAGGTCCATGAAAATGGAAGGGTACAAGTGGCCGAGAACACTGACTTTTCCCTTTGTAGATGAGAAGCATTACAACCTTGTAATGGACAATCGTCTTGACAAACATTATTGGCCTGCATTTACTGACCCCTATGAAAAATGGGGTTGGACAAAAACCAGTAAGAAAACTGGTGCAGGATGTGATGGAGATAGTGGAGCTGGGATTTTTACTGAAACTGCGAACCGTTTCGTCTATGTTGGGCTAAACGCATGGCCAATAGATAGTCCGAACTGTTCTAACAGAGGTAAGTGGAATATCCATGGAGGGCTTAACAGAGTTGATCCGATTTATTATCACAGTGAGCTGCTAAATAAAGCTATAAAATACGTCAATAAAAAATTCGGCGGTAAGTAGAGATTACTACAAGTGCAAGCACTTGACATCCTCTACTATCACCTGTATAATGATACATAAGATTTAACTAACAAGGAGAACAAATGAAAAACGTTTATAAAAGCATTGTAGTTGCTGTAGTATTTGGAAACATCATTGCATTCCCAGTAGTAGCTTACAGCTTCCCTTGGGAAACATATCTAATTGATCCAACACCTTACTACATTGTTCAGTCAGGTTCCCTTGGATTGCTTATTGCAGCCTGTATTTTTGTCTATGAATGGGCTAGATATTCAGAGAAACCTTGGATAAAGAGGGTCACTAATCTAAAGCTAAAAACTAAAAATAAAACTAAGTAATGTGAATTTTGTCTTAATTTATGGTAAAATAGTAGTACCCCTTTGAGATGGATGTGTCTGTCTCAAGGGTTTATAACTTAATAGGGTAAACCACCCACTAACGCTCAACGACCGAGTACTAACTACCAAGGAAAGGTAGGTCGCCAAATGAAAAGAAAAAGGTTCATCGCAATTGGTATGATTGCACTGCTACTTACAAGTGGCACTGGAGTAGCTTTTGGAGCTATGATAGAAGCCACAGAGTCATCGAACATAGAACAACCAGTAACACAAGTAACAAAGCCAACACCAGTAATTGATTCTCCAGTAACAACAGAAGTTATCTTCTCAGGGCCAGTGAAGGCTCTAGAGTTAGCAGTTGGGCCAGTCCTGGCTTCAGACGCACCACTTGTTGGTTCCGTTGATTGGATGGCTCAGGAAAAGGCAGCAAAGGATAAGCTCAAGTCCGAGGCTGAGAAAAAACAAGATGAGCTAGAGGCAGAGATTGCCAGACTGGAAAAAGTTGCCAGTGATACCAAGAAGTTGAATGAAACTTTAGTCTTGGTCAAAAAGCAAATTGGAAAAACACCTTGGGTCTTTAGTGGATCCACAACATCAGCCTGGGACTGCTCAGGAATGGTTATGTGGACCTATGCTCACCTGGGTGTTAGCCTAGAGCACAGTGCAACAAAACAAAGACTATCTGGAGCTATCGTCACCGTTCCTAAGATTGGCGACCTTGTCTCTTTCAATTATCAGAGCTATGGCAGTGCATACCACATTGGTATCTACGTGGGTCCTGATGAGATGATCCATGCAGGCGGTAAGCCAGGGGATAGAACAGAAGTTGTTTCTATTAAGAAATGGGCTAAAGGCAACGGTAATAGCGAAGTCACCTATACCAGAATAATCGAGACAAACAACTAATTTATGAATAAAGTTGTAATAGCCATATTGGCATGCCTGTCGGTATTTGTCGGGATACTAACATTTAGTCAGACTAGCACAAATGCTAACACAGCATCAATTGACAGGGCAGAGACTCAAAGGCTGCTTGCTCTAGAAAAGCCTACAGTAAAAATAAAGAAGAAATATAAGAGGTCTGAGCAGCTATCCCCTAAAGATCTTAAAGCTATTTTGTATGAGGTTGGGTTTCGTGGCAGCAATTTGAAAGAGGCTTGGGCTGTAGCTATGAAAGAGTCAACTGGCAGGCCTAGGTCTCATAATGATAATCCTGATACTGGTGATAACTCACACGGACTATTCCAGATCAACATGATTGGAAGCCTAGGTCCAGCACGACTCAAGCAATATAAGTTAGATAGTAATAAGGACCTGTTTAATCCATTGGTGAATGCTAAGATTGCTTTTCAGATGTCAAATGGTGGAAAGAACTGGTCTGGCTGGAACGGCATTGGAAGTTCGACGACAAAATGGTTTAAAGAATATCCAGACTAAAAGTTCGGCGGTAAATAGAAGACTCATGTCTTACTACATTACTCCGTAATGCTATTGACAAACATCCTAGTATACCGTATACTTGTTATGAGAGAAAAGAGTAATAATGGAAACCACTAAAAGAAGTTTAATCAAGACCCTTAGCTGGGAATTCGTACACCTTGTTATCATAGCAGGAGTGATCTTCGTAATCACAGGAGAATGGGAATATGCTACTTTTGGAGCACTTATCTACATCGCATGGGAAGCTCTGGCATATTTCATCCATGAGCGTATCTGGTCTAAGTTCGTAAAGATTAAGTAACATGTTTGCTACAGCCAAGAGAGATACACATATCAATCTTATGAGCGACTCAGATACTGAGTATGCCATACCAAAGGACAAATGGATGTTTCATATCACATCCCCAAGTCAGGTCAAGTATCTCCAGCTAGGAGAAATTGCTATTTGGGATATGACCACAGGTGGGGTATGTTATGGATATGCCAAAGACTGGGAATTATCACAATAGATAATTTTCGGGGGGTATTAAAACGAGCCTTCGTAATCCCTAGTATAAGATATAACCCCTAGTAGGAATACATGGTGGTTTTCCTGATATACTGGATACATGACAAATGACCAAATCGTGATATGCCTGACAATCCTATTTGGCGTTTGTACTGTCATATTATTGTATCTCAATAAGCGATAACCGCCTAGCCGAAGATCCAAATACCCCCAAATTTTATAGATCATTAATTTGTGTGAACGCACGAAAAATACCATTTTTACATCTTTTGGACTAACAAAATTAAAAGAATTTGTGTGTACACACGAAAAAGTTATACACATATTTGATAAGTTATTCACAAGTTATCCACATATACATCTTACTGTGGATAAAAGTATTTGGCTATTTGTGGATGGTTGTGGAGAGATATGGTGAATAGAACATCTGGGGCTGAGGATCGTAATGCTGCGGAGTATACCACACCTTGACCAAATTGTCAAATACTGTTTTCCTGTATACCACATATCCATCAAATTGTCAAATACTGTATACTAATTTGCTCCAATTTGGCATATAAAAACATATAATAATATCCCCAATTTGGGATAAAATATTTGATAATCGTAATCTTATTTTAAGAAACATATCCCATATTTGGGGAAAAATCCAAAGGGTTCGTAATGTATATTATACTAGAGGGATTTGTTATCCAAGGTGTCTTCAATACCCTGGGAATCTGCAGCCTGCGGCTGCTGC